TCCATGCCAGGGTAGAAATATGTATAGCTACTGCCGCCAGGATAGGTATATCCCCAGTCCGCCGAGTCCGCCGAGTCATAGAATGATACCCGCTGGTTGATGACCGGTGTCACTGGCGCCGACGAGGGCTCCGTTACATCGCTCTTGACATTCGCCACCGTCTGAAAAATGCCGTTGGCGTTGAGCAGCACATAGCCCACACCCGCAACGAAATTGCCCGCCGTGTCGCCATACCATTGCAGCACATTGTTATTGTACCCGCCGATGCGACCGACGTTGCTGTCTCGCCAAAGCCGCAGCCCCGTGTAGTTGCTGCCCAGCGTCCCCGTTCCCTGCCGGATCTCGCCGCTCGCCCCAATCGTCATCACGCCGGCAAAGTAGCTGTTGCCGCTGGCGTCGAGGACGATCATATCCGTTGTGTACTGCCGCAGCCGCACCCCGTTCGTCGGGTCGATCACAATGTTCGGCTGCCCGCTGGCGTACTTGCCCAGCCCCACGCCCACCGTATTCGCCCCGTAGCCGTATAGCCCGTTCAGATTGCCGATGGCCCACGCCTCCGACCAATCGTTGTACGTGCTAGAGTTGCGGATATTGCCGACGATCGTCGGCCCGGCCTGGCTGGCCGTCTTCACGCCACGCAGCGAGTACAGGTCGATGAATCCGTTGCCTGTCTGTCCGGTATTGAACATGGCATCGCCGGCATACCACGCATTTGCGCCCGTTCCGTCCAAGTTGCGCGTTACCGTGTAGCTGTACTCAGTGGCGGAGATCGTCGTCGGTCCCGACGTAATGGCGAAAAACTCCACCGAGCCGCCCGCCTCCATATACGCCCGGTCGCCGCTCACCATCTGGTTGTGGCGCACGTAGATCGTCGTGTCGCCCGTCCCCATGTCCCGGCTCAGATAGGTTGTCGGCCCGACCAGGATGCGCCCGCCGATCGTGGCGATCGTGTTCTGTGCCACCAGCGTCTCGACCCACAGTTCGGCCGCGTGCAGTGTCAAATACTTCTTGCTCAGCGCGCCGAGGTTGATGTCGTAGTTGGTCGCCGGCAGCACATCATTCCCAACCGGATCGATCGTGATGTCGCCCGCCGGCTGCAACGTCAGATTCCCGCTCGCCGTGTCGATCAGCGGCGCGCGCAGCCGGTCGGACAGCGTCAATCGCACCAGCGTCAAGAAGCCGCTTGCATCCGTCGCCAACAGACTCGACAAGGCTCCCGGATTACTCGAACTAGCTACCGCATGGCCATGCTGTAGTCCCGAAACCGTGTTGGTCGACGACACGCCCACCGTAATCGGTGTCCCCACCGCCAGCCCGGACCCATCGACCACCAGCCCGCTGTTCGTGCGCAGCTTGAGCGCAACACTGTCCGTCGCGACCTGAACCCCATCACCAGCGCCCACCGCCAGCACCTTGCCAGAAATACCGAGCCCGTCTCCCGCCACCGTATCGGCCAGCGCCAGCCCGCTGACATCCGCCGCCAGACCCGACACCGTCGCCAGCTTGACCGACACCTCCTGCCCGGCGATGTCGATGCCCAGCCCCGCCGTCGCCGCCGCGTGGTGCACATCAGGCAGCGCCGCGTGCGCGGCCAGCGCCGCCGACCACTCATTTTTCGTCGCCGCCCACGGCGCCTGCGCCTCGGCCAGCGTTCCCGTATGCCATGCGCCGCCGAGGTCATGCACCACCATCCCGCCCGCATTCCCGCCGGCGCTGACCCCCACACCACCCAGCGCCGACGCCAGGTCGCGCAGAATCAGCGGCCGCAGCGCCTGATAGATCTCCGAGACAGACTGTAGACTATTCCCCATCGCTTACCCCTGCTGCGTCCCAAACAGGGCGCCCATCGCACGCTGATCTTCCGTCTCCAGCCGCAACCCCTGCCCAACCGAATACTCGGCCCGCTCGACAAAGACCGGCGACAATCCTGCCCAGGCGCCCGACAGCAACAGATCATCCACATAGACCCACGCCCCCGCCGGCAGCCACCCATCGACTACTGCATTGCCCTGCGCCTGCTCCAACCGACCAGAGCGCCACACCAATAGCCGCGGCGCTTCGCTGGCCGCCGGGCGCCCCTCGATCCGCACCAGCCGCTCCGCCGTCACCGTCACCAGCAGCCGCTCGCCGCCGTTATTCCCCTGCGCCAACAGCCCATCCACAATCGCCAGCGCCGTCTCATCGCCGCGCTGAAACTGCAACGCCGTCAGACCGCTATCATCCGCCAGCGCCGGCCCCAGACCCACCCCGGCCCCTGCCACCACCGCTGCCGCCTGCTGCGCCGTGTCCTGCGCTCCCAGGCAGCGGAAAATCAAATCTCCGACGGCCGCTTGATACGACGTCCCGTCATGCAACCACAGCGCCCCGCGCGAGTAGCCGCCCGCGTCGTCGATCTCCACCTCAAAGAAATTCACGGCATCCATGGCGCCTGACCGGTCGATCTGTAACCCATAGGTTATGCCGTACTGAAGCACCGCCGTATTGGCAAACGCCACGCTGACCCATCCCATCGTCTCGGGTAACGCCGTCCCCGCCACCGTCACCTGCTCGACCAGCGTCCCCGGCGCGCCGCCGCTGTCCGTATACAGCCTGATCCGCAGAGCATCCGTCGGGCTCCCAATCCGCCGTACGCGCAACTCCACCGCAGCCAACGTCCACGCCGTATTCACCCCCAGCGCAAACTGCTGATAAACGCGCTGCCCATACGCCGTCACCGTCTCGCTCACTACCCCGTTGGGCGCTTCGCTGAGCACCGTCTCCTCGATCGTCACGCCGTTGCCGCGCTGAATCGTCACCGTCGGCCCCATCCCGCCGCTGTCCACGAACCCGGCGTTCCAGTCCGGCGACACCTCGATATGGCCCGACCCGGTCGTCTTCACCATGCGGATACCATTGTTGCCTTCCTGGTCAGCGCCCGCCACCAGAATCACATCATTCGTGGCCAGGAAGGACAGCCCGTCGGCGCCGTCGTACATATCATCGGCGCTCGCAAAGTGAATCTGGTTCGACGCGTAGGTCGTCGCCTCCCTGCGATCCCCGCTCGACACCGTGCGCACGCCGTTATTGCTGCTCGTCCCCGTGATGATAAACTTGAGCCCGCTGTAATTGCCGAAGTGCGCAAAATGGCCGTAGATCTCCTGGATCACCTTCGCCCCGTTGCGCCCCACAAAGCCGAGATACGCGCTGCTGAACCCCAGCCCAAGCGGGATCGCCGTCCCGCTGCCCGGCGCGTGCTCCTCCAGGCCGTCGAGTTGCTGATAGTACACATCGCCCAGCCGCAGCCAATCGCCCCGGCACGTCACCCGCGCCTGCTGGCGCCCTGCTTCCCCCACCTGCAGCCGGCGCTGTGGCGTCCTGCCGGCTTGCAAAATGCGGCTGCGCAGCGCGGTGGCCTGATCCACCGTCAACGAGGAAGATGCACTGTGCACCAACTCTCGTTTGCCATACGCTGCCACGCTCGCCGCATCTTCGACCCAATCCGTCTCGGCGCCTACCAGCCCGCCGCCTGCCGCCGCCTGCGAATACAGCACCTTCACCCGGTTCGCCATGGCCCGCAGTGAAATCTCTCGTGTCAGCCCGCCTGTCTCCAGCGCAACCCCGTCCACGTGCCCCCACCACACGCGCAGCCCGTCCGCTGTGACAATCTGAATCCGATAGCCAAGCCACACCCCCAGCGACAGCAGCCCGTCGACGCTGCCGGTGGCATTTACCTGCGCCGCCACTGGCCCTCCCACCGCCGTCGCCGACCACGACGTCGGGCGCAGCGTCACCCCATCCGGCGCCAACACCGGATTCCCCGCTGCATCCCATACACGTACGTAAAATTCGCTTGTCATGCATCACCTGCCATGCGTCACAACGGATCGACCGACAACCTTTTCTTGTCGGTCAGTGAGGGAGGAGATTAGAAGATTGGATAGATGCGTTTTCGGCGGTAGGGTCTCCCAACTTTGAATCACACCACCAGCCGCCGCGGGCGCACCCACACCCGCAACGACAGCGTATCAGCAATCGCCACCCCGTCGGCCGTCTCCGCCAGCACAATCAGCCGCTGGTCGAGATTCGGCGTCAGCTCAATCGGCTGCCCACTCACCACAACATAGGGAACCTGATAGCCGCTGGCGTCGAGCGCATAATTCTGTCGCTCGACGCTGTTGAGCACCACCGCACCATTGGCGGCCACCGCGGCGAGCCCCTCCACCATCGCCAGCCCGTTCGTCGGCGTCAGTTGCAAAAAGTCGAGACCCCAGGCGCCCGTCCCCTCGAAGGTCAGCCGTAGATAGAGCGCTCCAGGTGTTGCCGTCGGCCGACCGCCAGGCGGCAGCGGGATCGATCCCAAATCCAGAATACCCGGGCTCGTCGGTGTGGCCACCGCATCCCCCTGCCACAACACACTGCTGTTGGCGCCATCGCGCAGCGACGGACGCACCGTCGCCACCGCCCCCGGCCCCACATAATTGACGCAGGCCAGCAGCCGCAAAAAGCGCCCGATGGCGTTATTGACGGTCGCCGCACTGATCAACCAGTCAAACGAGATCGACGACGCATTGAGAACCAATTGTAGATACTGCCCGTTGCTGGCGTCGCTGCTGCTGCTGACAGTTCCACCCGCCACCCGGTTCTCCGCTTCCAAAATATGCGTGTACACAGTGCCGCTCAACACCGCCACCCACAGTCGCCGCCACGTGCGGGCCGCCCCGTTATTGTTGATCAGATGAATCCGGGTCCCTGCCGGCAGCACACCCGTCACCTGCAGCGGGTTCAACTTCACCCAATTATCGTGCCCCGTCCCACTGTCATCGTGGTTGTAGACCGTGCGCCCCCCCGTGGCGTAGCTCTGGCTGGAATTCATCAACTGCACTTCCGTCTCCGCCCCTTCCCAGAAAGGACGCCGCCGCCACACAAAGCCGACCTTCACCGTCGGATTCGCATCCTTCAGTCTTCGCAGCGCCGGGTCATCCGACCAGGTAAGCCGCCCCTCCAGAATCTCCGATCGCCACGCCGTGTCACCCGTCGTAACCGGCATATAGGATGCATAGACGCGCGTGCCAGGCCCGCCACGTTGCCGGTCATATGCCTGCTCGAAATAACCCTCGATGCTGTTCACCGCACTGCGAATCGCCGCCGCACTCCCGCGCAGCACCAACTCGCCACTTTCCGTCACATCCTCGAAGCCACCATCATCCTTGCGCGCAGGCGTCGCCGGGAAATACGTGCAGCCGGCGATCGCCGTGGCGCCGCCGCCCGACAATGTGATCGACCCCAACTCATCGAAAATCGCCAGATACATGACAAACCTTACCTTGCGCTCGTCATCCGCCACGCATCAACGTCACCCGTGACGCCTGACTCGTGAATTACAACAACCACCGCCGCACCTTGCCCGGCGCCGGCACCGCTGGCTGCACATCCCCCGCCGCGCCGGGTGGTGGCGCAGCCGTCGATGCGTCATCCCCCCCGCCATACGTCACCTGGATTGCCTTCGCCACCGCCCCCAACACCGCCACAATAAGCGCCGAGTACCAATATTCGGTGGCTGGAAAAAACCGTTCCAAAATACCCTGCACCGCGGGAATAAGCGCGAGAATCAACACCAACCAGAACACGCTTGGCAGTCCCAAATCATTTTTCATTATGCTCTCCACTCTGATTACGCTCTGCAGCCTCCGGGTTCGGAAGCGATCGCTCCAGTAAATCCATCAACAAATTGACAATCGTTTGCACAGAAATCAGCGCATCTTCTACTTTGCGCAACCGATCTTCCATTGCGCGCCAATTGACTTGCTCATTTATGTTGTTGGTAGGTCGCATGTTGCTGTCTCAAATACTCAACACACAGCCAGATCGCCGCCAGCAGCGTCCCCAGCCACCCCAGGCGAATCGCCAGTCGCAATTGCGCAAAATCCACCAGCACAAACAACCCCGTGGAGAAGGAAAGCATCACAAACGTCGCCGTCGCCATCGTCGCCGTCAGAATCAGCAACAGATCGAGCAGCCGCCGCGCACTCCACCACCGCGCTACCCCCACGTGCACCCACAGCAAACAGACCGCGGCCAGCCCTGGGTAAACCGCCGTCGCCAATGCCTCCGTCAGCAATTCCACGTGATTCATAAACGCCCAGCCACCACGTACAACAGCACGAACAGCCCCAGGCTCATCAACAACCCGACAATCACAATCACCCACTGCGCCGGCGCCCGCAACTCTCCACGCCGACCGTCCAGATCTTGCCGCACATAGCGCAGCTCCACCTCCACGACCGACAACCGTTGTCGCACCTCGTTGATCGCCTCATAAATCGTGCGTAACTCATCCGTCGAAAATGCATATCGCTCTGGCGCCACAACCAAAGCCTCCCTATACTCAGGAATATACCGGAAGCGTGCCGCATCCCCCGGCCTGGATCGATCAAACGCCGCCCGGAAATCGCCCGTCTCTCCCAAATTCCGTGCAAACAACACCCCCATCTGGAAGGCAGACAAGTCTGGCGTCGCCTGCACAGAACAGACCACATCAACGCCCGTCTCATCGTGGAGCAATTCCGCCAGCGCCGCACTCTCACACGTATTGATCATGACCCCGCACAGCCCGGCGCTCCGCACCATGCCGACCAGGTCGCTGCCCGCAAGCAAATCATCCTCGCCCAACCATATCCCATCGACAACCCCGTGTGTAGCGAACCACAAAACCGCAAACGTCTGTGCGTACAACACCTGCAGCAACTCTCGCCGGCGCAGCGTGGGCGAAAGCCTGGTCACTGCCAACCCAGGCGTGCGCTCAATTGCATACACCTCGTCCGCAACCCCAGCCAGATCGATGTGTGGCGCCACCAACAACACCTTGATCTCGACCGTCATGGTTTACCACCCGTGACGCATGACTCGTAACGCCAGACGCCAACCGACCGACAACAAGGACTTGTCAGTCAATCCCTACCCTCGCCAACGCTCGAACTCCGTCGCCAGCCGGTACGCCAACTGGTGTAAATCCAACTCGTTCGCCACCGTCGCATTTACCGTAATCTGTACGCCACTGCCAGCGCCGCCAGCGCCTGCGCCAGCCATCTCCATCGCCAAATCATTGGGGATCACCTGCGCGCCACGCGGCAGACGCAGCAACTCCGGCCCATTCTCGCCCACCCACGACAGACCGCCGCGCCAGAAAGGTGTGCCCTCAGCATTGCCCGGTGCGCCGCCCAGCCACGGTGGCAGCGACGGCAACGACGGCCACTTCCAATTGAGCAAATCGTCCAGCCATCCCGGCGTCTCGGGAAACCCCGGCCACCGCCAGGTCACCAGAGTGCTCACCAGCGAGGGTAGCGTCGGAAACCCCGGCCACCGCCACGCCACCAGAGTGCTCACCAGCGAGGGCAGCGTCGGAAACGGTGGCCACGTCCAATCGATAATACCGGCCAGCCAGTCAGGCGGGATCACATTCGCAAACACATCCCCCAGCCCGCCGAGCATCCCGGTGAAATTCGTCCACGTCGCCTTCACAAAATCGATTGCCGCCGTCACGACGCCCTTCATCGCTTCCCAGGCCGCCGTCCAGTCGCCCGTAGAGATCGCCACAATCGCCGCCGACACCCCACTCACCGCCGCCGAAATCAAATTGACCGTCGCCGTAACCTGATTGATAATCGGCGCCAACAGCCCCGGCAACCGCTCGAAAGCCGACGCCATCAGATTGATCCCCAAATTCGCCGCCAGCACCAGCGCCCCACCCAGCACCGCCACCAACGGTTGAATCGCCGTCAACAAATTGCCAAACGCCTCGCCCAACCCGGCAAAACTCGGCGCCAGCTCCCCAAACTTGCCCGGCAGCCCCCCAATCGCCGCCCCCAGCCGCTCAAACGCCGGCGCCATCAATGCCCCCACCATCGCCAGCACCGGCTGCATCGAATTCCACGCCGTCGTCAGGCTGCCCGTCGCCGTCTGCATTCCCGCCATTGCCGGACCTGCCGCCGCCCACGCCTGGCTGACAGCGTCAGAAATGGTTGCCCAGATCTCTGACGCACGAGCGCCCAGCGTCGCCAACGCCGTCGGCAATGTCGCCTGTGCCCACGTCACCCAACCGCTCAGCGTAGGCTGAATGGACGCCCACACTGCAGCCGTCGCATCCTGAATCCCACCAAAATTCGTCGCCCACGCCGCTCCCAACAACGCCACGGCTCCAATCACCAGCCCCACCGGCGACGCAATCACCCCCACCGCCGTCGCAATCATCGGCAGCATCGTCAGCACCGGCCCCAGCGCCGCCACCAGCCCAGCCGCCGCCACAATCATCGTCTGCGTCGTCGCATCCAGCCCAGCAAACTGCGCCGCCAGATTTCCCACCCAATCCACCATCGGCGACACCGCATCCAGCACGAGCCCCAACGCCGGCGCCAGCCCGTCCCCCAGGCGTTGCATGAGCACTTCACTCTTGATGGCGAGTTGCTGCATCGTGAAGCCGGCCGCGTTAATCCCCTGCGTCTGGGCCTGGAAGGCGGCGTCGCTCGCCCCTGCCACATCCTGCATGGCGGCCAATTTTTCGGTGAAGGTATCGGCCTGCGGGCCGGCCAGGGCGAGGGCGAGCGTCTGGCCTTCGATGCTGCTGAGATAATTTTGCAGCGGAGCGCCGGACGCCTCAGCTGCGGCGACGATCTTGTCGATGCTGCCCTGTAAGCCCTCTTGCTGCAGCATGGCGGCGCCGGTCTCGTAGCCGAGGGAGGCGATCAATTCGGCCATACTGTCGGTGGGAGACATCAGCGACTGCAGCACACCGCGCAACTGAGTGCTGACTTCCGCGGCCGAACCTGTGACCCCGGTGGCGGTGGCCATGACGCCGAAGAGCTCTTCCTGCTTGACGCCCAAGGAAGCAGCAATCGGCACGACGCGGCCCATGCTGGCAGCCAGTTCGGGAAAGGTGGTCTGACCCAATTTGACAGTTTGGAAGGCCAGGTCACTGGTGTGTTGCACGGCGGCCGCGGACGTGTCGCCAAAACCCTTCGTGACGGCGCTGGTGAGATTGATTGCGTCAGTGGTCGTGGCCAGGCCTGCGGCAGCCGCACGCGCATTGATCTCCAGGATCTCGGCGGTATCGGCACTATCGCCGAAAGCCGAAACAACCTGATACAGACCGTCCGCCAGGTCGGCTGTGTTCTTGCCAACGTCGACGGCCATGGTTTGGAGATTGGCCTTGAGTTCGGCAACGCGCCCGGCAGTAACGCCCAGGCTTTGAGTGTTGGCCAGACCAGCGTTGAAATCCGTAGCGAACTTGATAGCCGCTCCCGCCGCCCCCACCAACGGCGCCGTCACGCCCACCGTCATCGTCCGGCCCATGCTGGCCAGCCTGTCGCCTAACCCCTGCGTCTTCGCCAGCGCGCTGCTCACGCCCTGCTCGAACGCAGCAGCGTCCATACTCAGTTGCACAGCCAGATTGGCAATTGTACCCATCTATCGCCCCCCCAACGCCGACTTCATCTGCGCCATCAAACGCTGCGCCGACACTTCCGGCGCCTCATCTTCACCATCGAAATGGGGCATAAAATCATCCGGCTGATATGGCCGCTTCTGCTTGGGCGACCGATTTGCGTTCGCCACCGTGCTGGCCACAATCCCGGCCCGCAGGTCTGCCCGATCCTCACCCCAAGGCTCCAATTGAAAATAGGCCAGCCACTCGGCCAACTGCTGGCTGCTCAACTCCGCCAACAACCCATCCACATCATGGCGACCCAACGCCAGCGCTAATCGGAATCCAAACCGCCGCGTGGGTCGCCGGCGGAGTTTTTTGCCAGCGCCTCTACATCCTCATCGCGCAACCCATTCACCCGTTGCGCCACCGAAAAAACTCGATCCAGCGCCGCCCCGCTCTTCGTACCCAACGCATATTCGTCTTCGTCACTGAACATGCGGTTGCCGGCCTCATCCACCAGACACAGCACACACAACCTGGCGCGAATCCCCTGCATATTTAGCGTCGTGCGCTTCCCATCACGCGTCACCGTGCTGGCCTCAAAATGATCCCGCTCCGACGCCGTCATCACCTTCACCTTCACCCAGGCGTCCCACTCCGGTACGAAGACATCCTCCGTCACAATATCGCGCACACCGAGGATCGCCGCCTTATCCAAAAATCGCTTCTGTTCGCTCATAACCTTCTTCGCCATTGCTCCAATTCCACCTTCGACGGGAACATCTGCCCGTCAGGGTTGATATGCCAGCAAAAAATATCCGTATCCACCAGAAAAGGCCACTCGCCAACCGGCCACCCGGCCCGTCGCAAATAATCCCCGGCCATCACCCGGTCGCACCACGCCAGGTCGCTCGTCGTCGCCGACACATTGGTTTGATTCGTCTCCGGGTTGAACCAGCTCACACGCGGCGTCTCAAAGACCCGGCGCACCCGGCGCATGTTCTCCCCACGCCCCACGCTGTACGCCTCGCTCTCGGCATGCATCAGCCGCAGCACGCTCATGTGGATCAGCAGGCAGCCCGTGGGGACGCCATCGCACCCGACCAGGTCGCCCAGACGCCAGCCGTCGAAGTAACTGTTGCCCCGCCCCCGGAAAACCATCGGCTCCGAGGGCTGCGCCCGGCTGAAATACAGCCCACTCACCACGGGCGCAGTCGCCTCTCGCATATACCGGTTCAACCGCACAAACGCATCCTGCGGCAGCACCACATCATGCTCGAGCAGCAACAGCCACTCCATATCCCGGTCGATGGCCTCCTGCACAATCACATTCTGAGCGTCTGCAACCTGGTAGCGCAGCGGGAAAATCCCCGCCACATAGTGCATCAACTGCGCCATCGACCAATTGATCGGCGTCAACTGTCCATAGCGCGCCGCCACCCATTCCACGCGCACCAGCCCCGTAACCGGCGTCCCAACCAACAGCCGGTTCACATAGCCCGGGTCGCCGCTGTCCATCACGACGGTGCGGATGGGGCGCACCGGATCAAGCTCATCGCCGTGCAAGCGTCACCTCCAGCACCGCGGCAGGCTCCCATTCCATCTGAACAATCCGCCAGGGCTTCGGCTGATAACGCTGCCATAGACCGCTGGCATGTTCCGGGTCGAAATAATAGAAAGTGCTTTCGATCACCGGTGTGCAGAAGGAGGGCTCCTGTAAAAACGCCTGGCTCAGCCCATACGGCGCCACGACCAGAAACTCGCCACCCGGCTGCAGCAACCGATGCACCTCATTCATAAAGCGCAGCAGACCATAGCGCTCCCGCTCCACCCGGCAGATCGAATGATGCGCCATCGCCCGCACCGCACACCCATCCGCCAGCGGCCACGGCGTACTATTCAAATCATGCACCAGGTCCAGCCCCGGATACGGCAGATCGTCGAGCGTAAACCAACCCTCAATCCGCCGCATCCCGGCGCCGATGTCAAGCAACAACCCACTCATCATGTCCCATACGTCCACGTCGCCGAGCCGCTCACTTCCAGCGTCACGCTCATCCCCAGCTTATCGTCGAACGGGGCCGAAAAACCCGCATTCTTCACAAATGCCTGGAAAGTCACATAGTGAACCGGCGTGCCAGGGAACGTCACCCGCCACGTCTCCAACGTGCGCTGGTCGCGCAGATACAAAATCCCGCCAGTTACAGCGCGGTGCGTCGGCGCCGACGGATTAAAATTCAACTCCAGCGACACCTGACCGGCGTCCAGAAAACTGGCGATCTTCTCCCGATAGGCGCCGCCGC